TCCCCGGCTTTCGGGCTTACTCTTAATCCATAGTAGAGGAATTCTGTTTCACCACCATCTTCAACATCATTCAAAAAAAGAATGTAAGTCAGCAGCCTGTTGCAACTTTCTCTTCCCATGTTTTCTGTATGCCAAATGTGGTAACCCTGACCGGGACTGGTTTTTTGAATCTTGTGCGTCCAAATACTATGCTTATCGTGGTCGTTTAAAATCTGAAAGTATATCTAAAGACCTTGCGTCAGTTTCTTGGAATGGAAAATATGCAAAGTCATCTTTTCTTAACTTGTAACCTTCATTGTTTTGCTGCCTAGAGATGGTGTTGCCAATTCTGTGTGATTTTTCAAATTGCTCAACAACTCTTTCACAGTATGGCTTTCCAAAAAGACCTTGCTTGTGCAGAATAAAATTTTCTGTTTGCATGATTACTCCCTAAACATATTGAATTATTATCATGCCATCACCGCCAGCTCCGCTGGCTAATGGAAGTGCGTTACCAACCCTTGCTCCCCCTCCGCCGCCGCCGCCGCCAAGACCGCCATCACTTCCAGAATTATTAGCATCAAGCCCATTTCCTGTGCAGCCGCCACCGCCACCAAACATTCCAGCATTTGGATGACCTGCGCCGTTTAATTGAGTAGGTGCACACCCACCTCCCGGCCCGCCATTAACATAAGCTAGGTTTGTTCCGTCATATCCGCCTGAGGCGCCCTCGCCTTTAACTGCTACTTCCGGTAATGTTGGGTTTCCATTTGAAGTGTCCATTCCATTAGAGGCAATAAGCTGAACAACAGTAGTAAGGTTGCCGCCAATAGACCAGACATCGTTTGAGTTATTAAATGAAGCTGCATCTATCAATCCGGAAGCGGCTCTTCCCCCAACACTTAAACCATTTGAGTTGTTTTTAGATAAATTAACTGGGCTTCCATACAGACTGCCGCCAGCTGTTATTGAGTATTGCGCATTATTTGCAGTTATATTTGCACCACTCAGTCCGTTTGCATTTATTCCAGTTGCACCACCTCCAGTAGCATATCTCCCACTATTAGAGTTCGCTCCTCCACCTGTGCTGGCAGATAAAGTTCCACCGGTACCGCCCGTATAGTTATAATCCCCACCAGATCCCGTTCCAGCTCCAGAAACATTACTAAACGTACCACCGCTATTAAAGTTTTGGCCTATCCCACCAGAGCCGCCGTTCGCCGTCAAACTGATAACTAAGTTGTTAGAGTTGACTGTAGATTGGCCCCCAGAATTTCCATTGCTTACCGCGCTTGTGGTAGAAGCTCCGCCCGCCCCTATAACGCAGACTATACTATCGCTGGCGGTAACATCTAAAACCTTAACAGAGGTTCCTCCGGCAGCGCCTCCAGTACCAACGGTGCCATTTGTATTACCGCTCGCAAGCCCCCCACTTCCACCACCACCAATGCAGTAGATCTTTACCTTTCCATCATAGGGAAAAGTGAATGTGCTAGACTGTAAAACTGTAAACACTTCGCCAGTAGCGCCGCCACCGCCACCAGAACTAATCAATCCTGTTAATGTACTCACAATAATCTCCAGCCATTACTTGCATCTGTGTAGATAAAGGTTAAACCCATGTTTGCCACGTCAATAGTAAAGTCTTCTGCTAGACCCATTATGTTTTCGCTATTCCTTCCAACAACAGTATCGGTAAAATCGCCAACACTTATTGCTACTCGCTCGCCACCACTAGGACTTGCAGGAAGAGTAATAGTTTGGGTTGCTGCGGTAACGTGAACATGCTCTCCGGCAGATGCTGTGACCCCAGTAGCTGTTACTGTTGACGTAAACCCAGCAAAGTACCCTGCATCATTTGTCAGATCAGAAACATTCCCACCAACACTAACAGACTTTTCCGCAGGGTATGTAATAAAGATAGACTTAACACCAGCCCCAAAATTAACCGCTAATCCGGCATTAGTGCTATCTAGTATTGTGTCTCTAGAAAGCGTGTCTGTGCCGGATGTGTATGTTCCTATGCCTATCTCAAAGTCGGCGTTAACATCATCTATAATGGCGTAGTAAGTTGTATCTGAATCTGCCAAAGCGGTACCAAACGCAACAAAGTTGGTCTCCGCTCCACCAAGAGATATATCGCCCGTGCCAGTCGTGGTGGTGGTTTCTTTTACACGATCAGCAAGAACCAAAGCCATTACGCAATCCTAATGATAGCGTTGCTTGCATCAGCAGTTGGGAAGACGATAGTAAAGTCGCCAGATGTTGAAGACTTGTCTGACCCAAAATCAAGGACTGCAACCGCAGGATCTCCTCCTCCAGACTTGTAAATTAAAGCACCTCGAGCTGTAATCGTAGATGCAGACCAAGTTACGTCCGCAAAGTCTAGAAACGCAGTGGTGCCTGATGATGCTGGGTTGGCAGAGATAACTAAGGTTTCGCCGCCAGCACTGTATCCAGTACCAGAAACTTCATTTGTTACTGTATAAGCCGTAGTTGCTGCACCAAGAGTTGCACTAGAAGTGTATAGCGCAATCTTGAATACATCGGTTGTATCGCTGCTAAAGTCCATCTCTCCATCAAGAAGAGCAACCTTAAACGATGTGCAAACTGCTTGTGTAATAGCCATTATAATTTCCTCGGTGTTGATTCTGAGTCTTTAGTCTCGAGGTCTTTGGTGGCGCTAACCTCTTGAGTGCTTGTTTCTTTAAGTAAGTCTTTGTTATTGGTGGTCTTAACTACAACAGTGCCGACCTCGCAAACATTAATATTAATCATTAACTTCTGGCTCCTCTAACTGTCCCTGAGCGATAACTATCTGTTGTGCTGTAGCCCTCACCAAGACTCTTAAGGTCTGCCAAGGCATCTTCATATCTAACGGAATACAACTGAAGAAGATCTGTGTCGCCTTTAAGAAAGGTGTATGCCTCTACCAGACAGCCATAAAGAAGAACGCTTTCCGCGTTAGTTCCCAGCCAGCTTGTTCCATCACCAGACGCTGTAATAGACGTTGGCTTATAGAAATAATGAAGCTCTACAGTAAAGTTTTCGTCCGGCGTTGGCCCAACAATAAATGTATTTTCATCAAAGATCGCATAATACTTTGGAGTGCCACTAGTAGAAGACGCTGGGTAAGCCTCTCTAATGAAGTTGACATCTTTAAATATTAGATACTCATAGCCGGAATCATCTACTGCCAATGAATACGGAGCAAGAAAATCTGTTGGCATAGTGAGATACTGATTGCCAGATGTCATGTTGCCAGTCTTATTAACTCGGAAGTCTGGGAGCTGAACTGACTTTAGTATTCTATCTTCAGCCTGCTTTATGATTAAGTCTAGGTTGTTTACAAATGTTGTTTCGCTAGACTCTGTGTAATCCTGTATTGCCTGCTTCAATGTGGTGTATGTCAGGGCCATCTTAGCTTACCTCTACCGAAACCCGGCCAACTTGTGCCGATATGTCTAAAGCAACCGTTCTGCTTCCAAGCTCTGTTACGCCACCGCCCACAGGGTTCCAAGCAAACTGCCTTCTGCTTTCCTCCAAGGATTGATCTGGCCTTGGGTTTCTCAAGGCCTGCGGATCGTCTGTGCGAACACGGCCAAGCTGCAATTGTGGTTGGTCTGGATCAACAACATCTCGACCAACAAGAAGACCTGTCTTCCTAAGATTAACAATCTGCGGAACTAAATCTTTTTTAGGGTATCTAAACCCAGTGCGGTCGCAATAGCCAAACGCATGCTTTCCACTAGCATAACTCAAAAGGTATACCCTCCCGGAGACACAAACAGAGAGGCCTTCTCTCTAGCCGCATCTGCCGCCATTTCCCACTGTTCATCATAGTCTGCTTTAAGAAGCTGAACCCTATCAGCCGCCTGCGGGTATTTCTTTGCTAGGTTATACGCCAGTCCGGCAACAAGGCATGGTAAGAATCTTGCTGGAACATCCATGTTGTTTGTTGCTGGCTTGCCTGCGTCCTCAACGCGCTCCATGTAATAAAAGCCAAACGTGTAGGTCTCTTGGCTGTCAGGCACTGGCCAAAGCTTGATTGTAATTCCTGTAGGTTTACGCTCAACGTAATACTCAAGAGGTTTAGACTGTGTCAACTTGTTTGATAGGTGCGCGTACTGGCTAACAGAGATTCGGCTCATGCTCTGGTCAAACTGACCATTGGTATCACCAGCATCTGTTCTCAGATATGCATCAACAATATCAAATATTTGAGGATCAAGGTCATAGTTTCCTGTGCCGGGGGTGAGAACCTGAGTTCCCTCCTTTACCGTCCACAAGTTTAAACCCTTGTTTTGCCACTCAAGCATTA